CCCAACGGTAACACTATCAGCGCCTTGCCGCCGTAATGCCTAATTGCTTGATAACAAAATTCAATTTCCTGTATCGTTTTACCCAGCCCGAAAGCCTCAAACAATGCCCTACGCCCTCCACGTAATGCCCATACTACAGCATCTTTTTGATGGGGCTTTAGTGCCGGATTGATCTCTTCCGGCTCTATATCAAAACCGCTTTCTTTAGCAATTTCTATCTTTGTTTTTAAAAATTCATTGTAATCCATTTTCATCCAGGAACTGATCGATCATCACTCTGGCCAGAGTTCCGCTCCTTTCTGAAATTTCAATTTTTTAATACTTCACTGGTATAAACCAATCCAGCCCACTTTTCTTGGTGTAAACTCTAAAAGCCTGGTAGGTATAGTCCAGATCAAAATACTTTGTCATGTATCTCCATACATCTGCTTTACTCATGCCGTCAAACAATAACCCTTGAATCCGGCTGTAGTATGGGGCATATACTGACTTTCTGCTAATTCGCTTCATCCTGCACCTCCTTGTGATCCCATAATCTACGCTTTATTTCGCAATACTCATTGAATCTGTTTTCAGCCACCTCATTGTATCCAAGGTTATTCAATGCTTCTAAAACTTTGAAAAATGTACTCTCTCCAACATTTCGCAACCTTAGAATATCTTCGGATTTTAAGCCTGAAAGATCGCCAATGCTCTTGCATCCAGCCTTTCTCAGTGCTATTAACTGATGCTTTGATAATTCATACAGTCCATCTACTATCTCCGTAGCTTTATTTTGATCCATTTTATCCCTCCAATCACTCATCAAACGGTGTAGCTTCTCCAGCTTTGACTTGCTGAAATCCTTTGTCTTGGTACTTTTTAGCTTGCTCATCGCTGTAGTAAAAATCAGCTGGGCAGGGATAATCCTCTGGGCTAAAATCGTAAGTGACCAGATAACCACCTATGCCATCAACCTTGGTGCAGTTGAGAACCTTTGCTACAAGTCTGCGATATGCGTCTGTTATGATTTCGTACCTCTGTCCGACTTGAAATGGCATTATAACCTCCCGTTCCTATACTTTCCCTTAATTCCTTTGGCAGCTTTGCAAAGTCTTTTCCAAGTTTTACTTGTTCCCTGTAGCTTTTTAAAAAATGTGACTTTTCAACACTATTTACAGTAGCAGTTTCCATCATGCATAATTCTTTTAAGTTCGCCGGATGCCCAACCACTTTTTGAATGATCGGCGGTAGCTTCTCAAATTCTTCAATGGAATTGTAACCACTGTTCCGCAATGCTTTTAAGACCATTGCCCAAGCTGCTTGCTCTCCAATCTGGTTATAATCGCTGGCTATATGCATTTTGGCTATAAGCTGACCGGGAGAAGGTGCAAAGCCTGTTGTATCCGCCACTAAATAGGCGTTAAATGCCATTTGCACACTTTGAGGATCATATTCCCCAAGCACCGTTAACCAAGCCTTTATGGCTGCATCCTTGTTTGCTACTTTGTAATTTGGATATAGCGTTGCCATGGTAGCTAACAATACACCCATATCTTTTTCTGTCATATTACACCTCCAGCTCTAAGCCATTCGTCAGCTTCACTTTTCATTTCATCCTTTTGCTCATCATCGGATGGTATAGTATAATCATCTTGCCATGATTGCTGATTAAACCATGACGAGCCGTGTTTAATATACTTCTTAGCAGTTCTATCATGCTTGATCTGCTCCTTGTATGCCTTAATACCATTCATGGCTTCATCAAACGTAACGCTACCCTTCTCCCTGTATCTACGATAGTGCTTTAGTGCATCAGCCTTACCCTCTTTGCGTGGATATTCACTCCACAATTCAACGAATTCGGATTCGATTTTGTCCAGGGTTTCAGCAATCATCGCATGAGAAGAAAATGACTTTTGTTTTTTGTCAATCGCTCGGTTGATAGCTGCTAATCGATCAGCATCCTCTGCGTAAAGATTTATTAAATCACTTTTCAATTTTTGAATTTCATCATCCGTCAATGAACCATAATTACTTTCGTAGGTACGAACAAATAAACTAAACTTACTTTCAAGATTACTAGATAAGTTATTAATATCTTTTATCTTTTCAATATCAATATCAATATCATTTATATCTTTATTTATAATTTCATTTTCATTTTCCATATGTGGATCATGTGAATCACATATGTTTTTCATATCTTCATCACCTTCCCCACATACAACTTTCATAACTCCATCATCTTTAGATTTCTTTCCCTTAGTTCCTTTGTTTGCAGTACTTTGACGGTTTTTCCTTCTGCTCTCTGAATAAGATCTGCGTTTGTTAATTTCAGCTCTTAATCGCTCACTGTAATACTTACCATCATCATCTTTCATGAATTTACTGAAAATGTCTTCATCATATGATATACATATCTTTAACATATCTTTTTCACTCAAACTGCCTTTTTGATGCTGTAAACAGAGCAATCTTATATATTTTCCGACCTGATCATCATCCATCAGCATAGTACCTGTTAAAAAGTCACCGCTATAAAATAAAAAGGCTGGATCTTTACTCATTTAATCACCTCAATTTCTACTTCTATCCGTGGGTTATTTTTATCTATAAAAAACTGGTCTGTAAACCCTATAATGCTATCCCATCCATCATCTTTAAGTACTCTGGACGTTACTAATGCATCCTGAATTACCTTTCTCCCAAATGATGAAATGTTATCTAGATCACGCTTCCTTGATTTCTCAAACCATCTGTACTTAATAACAACCGGACGATCTATTTCAACCCCTCTGAGCTGAGTTTTAATAATAAATTCAAGTAATCGCTGGGTATTTCTCTTCAACTCTGCACCCATATTTCTGTTAGCCCTACAAGCGTTTATATAGTCATTCAAACTCTCCAGCCTTCCTTCAATCACAAAATTATATCTTTCTATCTGTCTCATCTGCTTCCCACTTTTCACAGGTGTGATCGTCGTCAACAGCCTCTGTGCAATACTCAGAATCCCTGTTTATACAATACAAGTCACCCAATTGGTTTAAGTGTCCATAGTTGCATTTCATACACCTTTTAACTGTTCTCATGATCCTCCTTTCCCTCCCTGCCAGGTGAAAGTTAGCAGGGAGATCATGCCTTGTTAATGAGTTACATCCGTGATATATCAACCATATAGGGAGATACCTATGCAATAATTGTAATATTACGCTCTTCTAATAAATCACCTAGTTCACGCTCAAAATACTCTTTAATACTCTTCATAGCTTCATTTTTCCAGATACCGTTGCCAGCCTCCACAAGTTTGAAGTGAGGTTCGCCATCACCCTCCTGGATACGGAATACAAAGTTGCTTGTCGGTTGCTCAATCTCCTGGAATGTGCGGTATGGTACTAGTGCAACTGGATTTGGAACAAGTACATCCTTACGCTCCACACCTTGTTTAATAGTAGTCTTTTGACTAACTCCGTCGTCTGAATAGTCTGTAGTGGTTCCAGCTTGGACTTTGCCAGCCACCTGAGCAATTACTTCTAATTCATCCGTCTTAACAAAATTGGCTTGCAATTCAATCAAAAATCGTTCTTGATCATACCATCTATCGAAGTTGAATTCGTTTATAATTGCTGCTGATACCAATAAATATTCCCGTTGCTTCTCCTTCAAAAGCCCGGACATAAGTCTGATATTCCTATGACTGTCAATATGAAGAATCATGGATTCTCGGAGTTCCTCCGGCTTCCCCTTAATGTAGTCTACCATGCCGGATAAAGTATTAATTTTAAAAGATTCTGCAATCTCTGTCCTCTGATCGTAGCAATGTAAATCCTTTGTGCAATAGGTTTTTCCGTTAATTTCTAGTACCTCTGGTTTCATTGATGTTTCTTTCAGTCCTGTTATGTACTGTAATGCTTCTCTAATCATTCTTTACGCCTCCTTTGCTGCTCTTAAGTCAATAACTGTTCCATTGGTTGCCTCTTCTAATATCTCGCCTGTTTCAGTGTCTACCGTTTTACCATCTATAACGGTGGTGTTCGCTGGTGCTATATCCTCCACAGACATTTGCCCTGGTACTTGGGTTCCAATTTCGGCAACCTGCACTTTTCCAGTCTTCAGATCTCTACCCACTGCAAGAGCTGTCACAGCTCCCAGAGTTGGCGCAAGAGTGGACTTTGTAGTAATGCTTGTAGTTACAAAATCCCGCTGTTCGTTCGCTTTCATGGTGATTGTAACGGTAATTTTCCTAGCTGTCTTTGCTTCTGTGTTTGGATCGGCGATGTTGTTAGCAACCGCTTCCAATTCCCGGTTAATTTGATGAGTTAATTCACCACCAGAGAATGTTTCCATGTTGATATGTTTCATAATTGTCTTTCCTTTCTCACTTTTTTATGATTGGCTGAAAAATGCTTCAGCAATATCATCATTGCTTTGTTGCTGTTCTGGATCAGGGGCAACTTCCGTCTTTGCTGGCTCTTGCTCCTCATATTCTTGGTCGCTGACAACATTACCCCCCTCTTGGTCTTGTGTATCATTGTCAACATAGTCTGGGGTTCCATCTTCAGAAATAACAGCCATGTCATTTGTAAAAGCTCTTTGTAAGTCAATAGACATGATCCCCCACTTGCTAATCAGCTGACGCAGCATAGTTTTCATTGCCATACCGTCAAAGTCTTTATACCAAAACGAGGAATATTTCCACATATCTTTTTGAGGAATCTTGCCTTGTTCTATCAACTTAGCCGTTTCAAGACTAAAGGCTTTTGAATATGTATCAGCGTGTACTTGCATTTTCTGCTTAGACCAATACAAGGTTTTTCTAAAACCATTTTCGTATTCAAACATTGCATAATATCCTACAGTTGGGGTTTCTTCCCTAATAACATCATCTTCAATTAGATCTGCTGTTATTTCTTCGTTCAATTGATCATAGCTGACCAACTCGCCCTCTTTAATGGGCAGGACATTCAATTTCTTGTAATAGCCAGAACGTATTGCAAGCTGAATATATCCCTTGTAACCTAGCTGAAATTGAGCTTCTTTTATTGTGCCAATCTTTTTGCCACGTTCATCTTTCAATGTCTTATTAAATGGCACCATATAGAATTGTCCTAGCTGCGGAGAGGGGGAAAGGTTCAAAGCCTCCCCCAACAGTGCTGCACTTAAAATACTTTGATTAGTACACTCCTGGAGTACTGGAGTGGTCTGTACTGCTGAAACAATGCTAGAAATGAATCTAGTACCATTCTTTCCTCCTACAACCTTATTGATTTGATTCTTGACCGCATCTTGTGTCAAAAATGCCGTCAATCCACCACTTTTGTTACTGCTTTTTTTTGTCAATGTATTTTGAAGTGTCATATTATTCTCCTTCCGGCACTTTGCCATATTTGATATTGTTGAGCTGTAAAAACTCTTTCAGTAATAGAAACTGCTCTTTTGTTGCAACAACCCGAAAATCCATTGTGACTTTAGGTTCTTCCTTTTGCTCAGGTGTTGATGGCTGGCGCGATGGTGGTATTGCTGCTTGCTCTGCGGCTTTTTTCTTAGCTGCCATCTCTGCCACTTCCTGCTCTTTTCGCCTACGTTCACCAAGCCTTTCCTCCATAACTTCAAGCCTCGCTTTTTCTTGCAGAGCTAAAGATAAATCAAGATTTTTGATATATACGTCTTTCATCTGCATTTCAAATTTGGTACCAAGCCCCTCAATGGTATCAAGGTCAGTATTTACTCGTTGAATTAAATCCGCTATTTCTTTGGTAATACTTTTAACATTCTCAGAAGCGTTTAAATACTTTGGCTTCAACACCTTTTCAAAAGATAAAATTCCTTTAAGGGTACCAATATTAGAATTGTAGAAATCTAAAAGTTCACCTTTCCTTTTAATCCGCTTGTTTTCCTCAACCTCTTTTATCTGCTTATCAATCAGAGCAATTGGTTCATCAATCAGACCTGTTACTTCTTTGATTTGTTTCTCAAAGGCTTCATAAGGAGCAAGGCACAGCTTTTTTATTCGCTTACGCTCCGCTTCAAAAGCATTCTTCAACTTATTCAACTTCGCTCGATCTTCTTTTGCCTCTTTTATGGTATTTTCCGTAAAAGCAAGGCTATTGTAGTCCTGCATCTTTGTAGCAATCTCTTTTTTCAACTCTTCGTTATTCCACTTAATTTCCTGTGTAAAACCGCCCTCTTGTGGGCTTGTAATTTTTAGTTCCATGATGATCTCCTTTGCTAAAATAATTTGTTTATCAGTTGCATTGCCATTTTCACATACTGACCGGCATTAATGTAGTAACCTCTATCTATATACTTTCTGGTGCGTATAATCGAACATAGCGGATAAAGAGAACCTATATAATACAATTCTTTGTTGATGATACATTCTAGGGCTTTTTGCGGTAAGAAAACTTCGTTATCCCACGAACTCCAAGCACATGTACAGTGTGCAAAGTCATAATTTTTATGTATATCACTTACCTCGCCGTAAAACCTTGTGACTAATTGAACCTTGTCTGATAAAGTAATCGCATTGCTTGTAATGAAGCGTGGTTTATATTTTTCTTTTTCTTCATCATCGCTGGTAGGCTTTTCATCCAAATTAAAGTTAATATCATCTTCTGGTTCATCAACTTTTCCTGCAATTCCACTTGAAATAAAGCAACCAACCCTTCCTGTTTCTTCATCAACTTTCAAAGTAACCGTTTCATTAGGATCGCCATGCGTGAAGTTCCATTTATCCGCATAGTAACTAGCAACCGTAATACAAGCTTCCTTAGTCCTAAAGTAAACATCATAATCATTAACATCTTCTCCAGTTAAAAGTGACACAATTGCACCACCAGTAACAATTACATTTTCTTTAAGTACCTTCCTTACATCTTCATCATCAATA